CCTATAGCCTTCAAAGAATATTTTTGATATTATGTTTTTTGTTTCTTTATTTATTATTGTTTGTAGCGATTTCAATGGAAACCTCTACTTGACGACCATGAGTTGTAATCACCTTCTTCTTTTGATAGGGAATTATTAATTCCATAATCTGCCAACACTAATCTTCCGTCTGTAGTAGTTCCCCAATGGTCATATCTTGTAAGATCAGAAAATCCAACTTTGGTTGCTTCGAATACTTTGCTAAATAACTCTAGGTCAGTTGAAGTTAGTTCTTCTTTTGCAATCTCTTTTTTCTGTGTATTAACTACGCCGATAAAATCATACATATTATTGTGTCTTTTGATACCTTTAGAAATTGCATCAGACAATTCTCCACCTTCTCTAGCTGTTTTTGCAATAACTCTTAAGAGAATTTCACTTGGATGAATTTTGCTCATCATACTGGAATTATCAACAAATATTTTAACTGCTTCTTCTACGACCCAAAAATAATTTTTATCATCAAAGTCGTATATTTTTGCTAAAAAACTTTGAGCATTACTTTCAGTATAAGCGCTAATTTCTGCAATATTTTGTTCGATTATATAATCGGATGTATGGTTTGCAACTTTTAAAATCTTTCCAGAACCTAACCCAAATACTGTTCGGGCACCCCCGGAACCAAGCCTAGGTAAATGATCTTCTGCATATTTTTGGATTTCTTTCAAATCCGTTTTTTGTTTCAGGAGCTTAAAACTAAACCCCCTAAAACTTTCGGACAAAGACTTTAGTTCGTTGTTAACCACATGTTCAATATATGTTGCTAGCGAATATTTCACGCTTATAACTATTCAAGAAGAAGGTAATGCACACTGTGGTTTTGTGCATATTTCATGGGAAGGGTGTTCCTCTAGATGTAATAGTCGTAATAGGTCCAGACTTGTTGCAGCATACCCAATATAATTTGTATCACGTATAAACGCAGTAGTAATTCCGATTATCTCTCCTCCGTCATTAAACACTGGCCCACCAGAAGCCCCATGTGTTACGTGTGCTTGATGAATTATTTCTACGTGACCGTCTGGGTATCTTCTTACAGAGGATACGATACCTTGTGTGAACAGCCAAAACTGTCTCATCGGCATCCCGATTTCATATATCCTAGAGCCTACATTTGGCAATATCCCAGATACCCTAAAATAATATAATGATGATGGTTCACCGTCAACTAATTTAATAAGAGCTATATCCCTTTCTTCATCAAATTGTATTACGGTAGTTCTATGAACGGTTATCATAGGGTTTGCATCATGATTATTAATAAAATCATTATGAGATTTTAAATCAACAATTAAGATTTCCCTACCTAACTCTTGTTCTAGGTTTTCTACTGGTGTTGATATACTCAGCCCTGGTGCAATCTGTGTTGCCTGTGTTCCTCTAGGTTTAACACAATGATTTGCTGTCCCTAAAATTCGTGGACTAATATAAAATGCTGTGCAAATCGGACCTATTAAACCTGATGGTCTAGCTTCTACAATAGCAACTGTTGAGTTAAGAGTGTTATTTACCATGATTGGGTTGTCTGTCAAATGTACATTAATGCCTGGTCCTTGTACTTGGCACCCCGCTATCAGTGCTATAAATCCTATTAGAATTTTTTTACTTAATAATTTATGCACTTGAATTAGCTGTTCTTTCTATTTCAAGCCTAGTTTCGTGCATTCTAACTAATGTTCGCATATAACTAATTGGTTTCGCTTCACCAACAACAGTTCCAGACCTGCGTCCTGACCAACCTGCTGAATGGGTTCCAATTATTCTTCCCCGATAATCCATTATCGGGGCACCAGATGAACCAGGCCCAGTTCTTACTTGGTGTAAAATATCAATGCTACCATCTTGTCTAATTTGAATACGAGAAATAATTCCATCTGTTAAAATCCAAATTTGCCCCACTGGCATTCCTATTGAGTATGCTATTTCTCCAGGGTGCAGAGGCGTCCTAGTTAAGTCTCTCATCACAAGCCAGTTGTTAGAAGGGGTTTCGTTAGAATTTATTTCTAATAATGCAACGTCGTGTCCATTTTCTGTATCAACTTCGGCAACTGTTGCAGATACATATTCTGGTATATTGTGATTACTATCATTTGCTACTTCTGTCCACCTGTTATATTGACTAAATGTAACGAACTGAACCTCATCTCCTACCGGGGAAACAGTTCCAGGAAGGTCTACAGAAACTCCCGGAGCGACAGAAACAGAATCATGACGGGCGACGCAGTGCGCTGCGGTAGCTAACAAGGTTGGGGAAATAAAAGAGGCGGTACAATACGGTCCTCGCATATTATTTCCCTCTATTTTTACCAAAGCTACAACAGAGTTGTAAATATCATCTATTCTGTCTGGGTTTCCTGGGACGTGTAAAGGAGGTGGCGTCGCTCCACAACTTACTGCTAATAAAGCAGATAAACCAATTACCACTACCCATAAACCACTTTTAATGTTCATCCAGAAAGACCTCTAATATCAATGTGTACACAGGGTGCACACATATATTAACTATAGAGGAAAATTGACAACAATATATAAAATATAATTTTGTCTTATACAAAAGCTAATTTTTGATATTAGATTTCACCCACATTTTGAGTACCCGCATGACAAGCAAGTGGTACATCCCTCTTGATATACCAAAGCTTCTGCACTGCACTTTAAACATGTTTTTTTGTTGATTTTTGTTCCATCTTTAATGTACTTCTTGAGCACCCTTTGTAACCCTTTTGAAAGAGAAAACATATCATTATCTTTACTTGCGCCCTTTTCTAATTGTTCACATACATATTGAACAGGAACACCATGACGCAAAGCAAGAGATATTGTCCTGGTAAAAGCACTTTCTGTTGTGTTCTCAAACACAGTAGCAAGATCCTTAATTACTAATTCATTTTCTCCGGTACCAGTATAAAGATTGTATGTCCCGTTTTTTTTGATTACCCCAGTTTTTCTATTTTTAGGCAAAGAAACGTGTTCAGACCTGCCAGCAAAAACTTCGTATGGCCTATCATCCAGTAAACCAACAAAGAAATCCCATTTTTCACCTTTAACTTGCATATGGAATATTTCGCAATCAAGAACTTCAGGTCTTTTTATTGCATTATTATTTGTAAAACTGCCTTTAGGATTGTCTTTATTTGATTTTTTTGTCTCTAAAACAACAGTTCTCGTTCCTTCACGGTAAGTTGTTATTCCTTTTATGTTGTTTTTCCAAGCGTTTAAATATATATTTTTAAAGTCTTCGTATGGATAATCATTTGGCACATTTACAGTTTTGCTAACTGACATATTGGTATACTCAGCAGCAATTTTCAACACATTGATATGTTCATCGACAGTTAGTTCTTGGGAGGTAGCGTATATTGTGGAGTTAGACATGTCCTCTTCTGTTTTTCCAAGGATGTTCCTTAGAAATTTAAATCCATAATCTTCTAAAAATGTCTCAACTACTAATCCCCTGTTTTTATCTATTTCATAATTTCTATCTTCAAATGTTCCCTTTAGTATTTGTTCTTTCCCCCGTGTGGAAAATTTTACATGTTCCGTTTCAAACCACTCATTTTTAGAAATATCTGGGAATATAAAACCATCTTCGATCAGCCCACGGCGGCGGCTCTCTGGAATAATCGACCAGCGGAAAAATCCTTTCCCAAACACTGGTTCTATTCCACCAGAAACATTCTTGGCATAAATTCCAGTATTCCCTGTGGGAGCATTCATTGACTGGTGGGAATTCCTCATTTCGCCAATATTTTCGATTTCTTTTTTAACTTCTGGGGAAATATTGAGATGCTTCCACCAATACGAAGAGAAATATTTTTCTTTGTCAAAAAGTTTGTATGAACCTTTTTCTTTACCCAGTTTAGCTGACGCCAGAATTTCAGCTTCTGACTTAAGTTTGAAAATCTTTTTAGTAAGCTCCATAGATTTTTGTGACCCATATTTTATCCCAAGCATAATATGAATTGAACCTAATCCCATTACTCCCACACCAATGCGTCTCTTTTCCTGTACTGCTTTTTTATATTCCGGTAGTGGCATTTCAGAAATATCGTTAATGTTATCTAAAAATCTAATAGCGACAGGAATAGTATTCGAAAAATCTTCAAAATCGAAATAGGGGTTTTGATTTTTATCTAGTTTAATAAGTGTAACTAGATTAATTGATCCGAGATTACATGCTCCTGTAGACATTACGACCTCCCCGCAATTCCCTACAATTAATCCAAAAAATTCATTTATATCAGCTTTCTTATTATACTTTGGAGTTACAATTCCATAACTGTGATTATCATCAACGGTTATGTTGTATACAGCGTGTTCTCCCTCTAACTCCATGACCGAAACTATTTTATGATTATATAATTTTCCTGCGTCGGCGACGTCTTTGTAAGTTTGAAAGCCATATTTTGAACCTGCTAATCTAAACGGAATATTATTTTTCTTACATTCTTTTATCCATTCATTTTTTTTTGGTTTTTTACCTAGACTATAGAAAAGCGACGACCAAATTTTAGCTTGATTATTTTTATTCTCTTCTACGATCTTTTTATATTTTTTACTCATCCCGTTTTGTTTATAACAGCCATAAGAGCAAAATTCCCTATTCTTATATACTGGTGAAGAAAATTCTTTTTTACAACCTGAGCACTTTTTAAGAATTTTTATACAGTCGTTTTCATCAATATATAAATGTTCACTCTTATTTGTCTTGTTTGCTTTTTCTAATCGCTTCAAGCTTCTAGTGCTTTTATTTTGCAGTCCCAATTCTATTGCACATTTAGTTGCAAGCGAGGTCGGTGTTTTCCCTAAAATTTCTGTATGCATTTTAGAGAATGTCTTCGGGAGAGAGTTTTCTTCACATAATTTATACCATTCTTTATTGGAAAATTTTCTCCCTAGTCGTTTTGTTAAAGACAGTGCAAAATCATAAATTTCTTCTGATGAATTGCCTAAAAATCTACCATTGTTTTCTCCTGTTGAAATCAAGCCAGCATGATATGCTTGGTGTGCCTTCCACGTCATTACCTCCAAATTATCTGGGGAGTTGTCAAACGCATCGAAATTCTTATGGTGCACTACAAGTCCGCCACGCCCCCATTTTTGTTTTTTCTCTGTTTTCTTTTTATTGGACCAGGTGTTAGGATCGCTAAATTTAGATATTAGCCTATGTTCTGACACTGGAGGCACAAACTTTTTTCCGTTTGAAGACACCTTATAGTAATATTTATTATCCCCAATTTTCCCTGCAAATTTAGAAAATGGCATCAAACTATCCCCAGATTTTAGGTCTTCTGCAAATATTTCTTCCCCAGACTTTAAAATCATTTTGTGGTTTGGAGTAACGTCGTAATGTGTTCCATCATCTAACGTTATCCTAAGCAGTTTTTTATTTTGTCCAGTAATCCTTGGGTTTCTTCCCATTTTTATAGAAATTTCACCAGTTTTTTTATCAACAGAATATACAGGAACATCTTTTCCTTCTTCTGTAAGTTGTTTTATTGAAACAGCATTTCTGCCATCTGCTACCGCTATAAGTGTATCACCAGAAATACACGGATTTGTTGTCATAATTTTTTCGTACCAATAACCAGGGTTGAGTTTATTTGCTAAATCTAAAAATAACACCCCTGGTTCTGCACGTTCATATGTGGAACTCATTATTAAATCCCAAATTTCTCGGGCTTTAACAGTGTGGTATACAATTACTGGATATCCTTTTTCTTCCCAGTCCTGTATGTCGCCAAACCATTCAGTTTTGTATTTTTTAACTTCTGTATTTGGATATTTAAGATCCCAATTTTTGTCTTCAATCACAGCAGACATAAATCCTTCTGTAATTCCAACAGACATATTAAATTTTTCTAATCGCCCTTCGGTATGTTTAGCAGTGATAAAATCTAAAATTTCAGGATGCCAGACATTGAGAACGAGCATCTGTGCGCCTTTCCTAATCTTATTTTTCTCATCCGGCCTTTTCTTACCTAAAATTTTTGTGGAGCCCTGAGTGATAACCTCGGAGGACTTGTCCCACAACTCCATGAATTTTAAGACACCCGGAGTACGGGAGCCGATACCTTTGACGTAAGACCCGGCTGGCCTAATCCACGAACCATTGATGCCATAACCACCTTCAGATTTAAGTGTTTTGGCTTGCGCTTTAAGCATGTCGTAAATACCATCAATACTATCACAATCTTTTAGACCGATGTCCCCAGGGTTGTGTACAAAACAATTGAAAAGAGTAGTTGCATTTCTAGTATTAATACCTAAGTTTGCTAATATTCTACCAGCAGGAACAAATTTATCGTTATAAATTACATTTCTAAAATCCTTCTCAACACTATCTCTAATAACTTCTTTTTCTACTAAAGAACAGAATTTTGCCATTCTGTCCCAGGTGTCTTTCCTGGTTATATCTTTTGGACCTTTGTAGTTGTCTTCCCACACTTCTACCGAAAGCGGGGCATACTCAAGGCCATTGTTTACATTATTCATATTTTTCTTTTTCTTCTAAATTATTTACTTTTTCAGTATAGTTTGGTACACGGATTTTTTTTACTAAATTAAATTCTTGAATGTATTTTTCATAAAGAAATTCTTTTGTTATGTTTTTATGCACCCTGCATCTCTCTAAGCTTTTTTCTAACAAATGAATGTTCATCATCACCTATATTAGAAGAATAATCACTTACCTCCTGGTCAGTCAAAATACGCAGTTTTGATTTTGCCGTATCTAAGTGAATTTGGTATTTAATTCCATCCATTCCTGCCCTATTTTTTGCAATAAAGATATTACCAAATCCTGTTGCTTTCTGTGCAGATTTTCTTGACAGCCCAACAACGAAGTCTGCCACGTGGGCCTGTCCATAACCTTCAGCCATGTTTGTTAAATCAACAATGTCGTTATTTGCGCCTTCTTTATTTGACTGTATTGCAGTCCACAAAGGAACATCAAGCTCTGTTGCAAAAGCACGCAGCTCTTCCATTACTTTCTTAAGTTCCATTCTTAGAAGTTCATAACGATCAGCAGAACGCATAATTCCAGCATAATCCACCAGAATAAGGTCAGGAACAAATTCTTGAATAGATATTTTATCTACATGTCCTCGTAATGTCATTGCAGAGGCACTTGCAGTAGGATAATATTTAATGCGTAGGCGCCCTAGGTTTTCCTTATTTTCTTGATAAAAAGTACCGATCTCATCTTTGCAGTCATAACATTCTAAACTTGGAATATCCATAATATGACTATCATATCTAACCCCCATCGCACGTTCATTTAACTCAAACGTATAATGTAATACATTTTTTTTATTCATAAGAGCCTGGGCGCCGAGGTGGACAAGAAAATGCGATTTACCGACACCTGTTGGAGCAACGCAAACACCGAGTTCTCCCCCACCGAGCCCGCCGTTTAGTATCTTTCGTTGATCCAACTCTGGGATACCAGTCGCTACCGTTCTACGTGCTGTTTCAGAATACCTACTTTCAACGTCTTCAAAAAGGTCCAATCCTGGGGAGTGATGATTTCCAGCATTTATTGCCGTTTTCACAACATCAATAACTTTATCATATTTTTCGGACTCGATTAGGCTAACGCTTTCCATTAAAGCCTGATGAAGCCGTCGGCGCTTACAAAAATCAAGTGATTTTTCTTTTACGTGTGGCAGGTCTCCTAAATCTTTGTTTGTAGCTACCCGCTTTAAAAAAGTTTTAACTTGATCTAAAAGTAAATTATCATTTTTGGTTTTGATTTCATCCTTCAGCATCCCAATAAGCAATTCCGTTGATGGAAATTCTTTATATTTTCTATAATATTCCAAGTATGTGGAAGTGATTAATTTCAAATAGGAAAACTGAAAATAGTCGATATCAATTACTTCGTTTAACTGTGATGCCCATTGCCTATCCATGATTAGGGCTTGTACTATTTTTTCTTGAAATAATTTATCAAACGAAAATTGTTTTGGTTGTTCTGTCATATCTTCTTGCATTCAATTGCTCCTGAGTAATCTCATATAGATCAATTCTACCATTTACACAAATGTTTTTGAACATCCGGCAAGCAGATAAAATCTCCTATAAAATTATTTTAGAGTGCCTTCGGATCCATAAAGAGATCCCTCAACACGAAAGTTCCATTTATATTTATACCAATTTATATTTTTAAAAAAACCTATAATTTCTGGGAAAATAGACTATTTATGAGTAATGAAAAAGACAAATATAGAAAAATTGGTAGAAAACATGGTTTGTGAAGAAATCAAAAAAGTTTCTGATGAAGACTATGTTTTGGCTGGCCAAGAGAACCCTGGAGAGAACCATTTGGCTTCTGGGATGACGAAAGATTTTGGGGCAATAAGGGCGGCGGAATATTATTAGTGGCCAAGGATACAAACCATATTTTATTAGTCCTAAGAAGTGCTCTTGTGAATGAACCTGGGACTTGGGGGCTTGTGGGTGGAAAAGTTGACGAGGATGAGGATGTATCTTCGGCTGTTCGCAGAGACACAAAAGAAGAGTTAGGTTACGCCGGTAATGTAAAACTCATTCCGTCGCACGTCTTTAAAGCTGATGCTTTTGAATTTTATAATTTCCTTGGGGTAATCCCAGAAGAATTTACCCCAAGGCTTGATTGGGAAAATGATGATTTTGGATGGTTTGATTTACAAGACCTACCATCCCCATTGCATTTTGGGGTTCATTCTCTTTTAGCGAATTCCGGGGAACAAATTAAAGATATTTTAAGTGCTTCCGACTAATATGTTAACAGTGTTCGCATTTTACTAGAAAAATTTTCAAAATCAAAAGAAATTGCTAAGCCAGAAGTTATTACTTCTTTTATTAAGGCAATTTTATTCATTTTAGGTTCATGATTGTTAATAGCATACTCTATTTTTGCAATTTCTTTTGCAGACAACAGCGGAGGAGTTAAACACATTAGTTTCCAATTTCTGCGTACAACCTCCTCGGCTTCAATAACTTGAGTAAATGTTTTTTGTTTGGCCTTGTTTATAATTTGTTTATTGCACTCTTCTAAAATCATACCAGTATTAACATCTTTTGAGCGGTCAGCTATCTCTGGGAACCTTTTTAATGCGGTTTTGAGGCCGACGCCCGCTACTCCTCCAATATTGTCACTAGGGTCGCCAACTAATGCTCGTGCCATACAAAAGTTTCTTGGTGCAATCCCAAACTTTTTATAAACGTCATTTCCTGTTACAATTGATCTCTTGGAGTGATCATATATTGTTATTGTTTCATCTTCTAATAACTGGTAGAAGTCTTTATCATTAGATACAATAATTTTATTAGTCTCATCTTTTCTAAAATGTTGTGTAGAAATATATGAAACGATATCATCACACTCAGTACCACTTACAAATACTTGACAAACTGGTGTAAGGGACAGAAGTTTGTACAATTGAGTAAGTTGTTTTACCCTAGTTTCTTTATCGTATTTTAGAGTATCTTTCATAGTAGCTGTTCCAGCTTTTAATTTTTTGAACTCTTTTATTTTACCACGATTTGCTTTATAATCTTTATAAATTGCTCTTCTTTTTGCTGTGCCGCCGCCACTTTCCCAAACTACAAAAACCTTAGAAGGAGAAAATGTATCAGTAGCATAATTCAAAAATCTTAGAAACCCAACAACTCCACCTACAGGCTCACTTTTGCTGTTGATGGTTCCGTTAACCAAAAAATGCCTTATAAAAACATTTAGCCCATCTATTATAAGATATGGTCTATTTTTTTTTGTATTCATCTGTATTCCTAAACCCCCCTATTAGAATAACACACTAGTTTAAAAGAATAAATCTATTAAACTAATTTCATTTCAACGTCAAGAAATAAATCATTTGGATTATGAATTACTAAATTCTTACCAATAGAATTTGAACGCAACATTATCCATTTAATGGCTCTCCCGTGTAAAACCTTGTGAAATAAATAAATTTCATAAAAATCTGGCCTATATGCTGCAAGACTGAATGGCCTTATTGCAATAATATTTTCACCCAATGACATCCCTAAACAGTCTCCACTATGTACTGTTTCTTTTTTAATCCAAGTATTGACTTCTTTAAAAATAAAAGTTCCATTTCGTCGGAACATAGGCAGATTTATTTCTTTTCCTGTAAACAAAGAAAAGTTTTCACTCTCTAAAAGGTTGGTCATGCGGATATTTTTTACATATTCAAATGAAAAAGTTTCACGCTCAACCGTAGACCATAGACCTTTTACATATTTTCTTTGTTCAAAAGTCCATTCTTTGGTTGATAAAAAAACATTTCCAGCATATGAAATATATAGACCTTTGAAAAGAACGCCTGCGGGGGTCTTTATTAGTTGCCTAATTGTTTTTATAGCCTCCATGGGCAAATTTAATTATGCCCACTGTAACGAACTAATATTATTCTATTCTATTTTGTTCCGGTAGAACCAAAACCATTTGCCCCACGAGAGGTTTGATCTAATTCATGTATTTCAACAATCTTTGGCTGTTCTACAGCAGCAATTATTATTTGAGCTATTCTATCGCCTTTATTAATAATAAAATGATTTTTTCCATGATTGATCAAAATTACCTTAAGCTCTCCTCTATACCCAGCATCAATAGTGCCTGGACTGTTTAAAACTGTCACCCCATGCCTGGCAGCAAGTCCCGAGCGTGGCCGCACTTGGGCCTCTAGTCCACTTTTAAGTTGTATTGCTAATCCTGTCTCAACTAATTGTACATCGCCAGGAGCAATATCGTAAAACGATACAGAGCGTAAATCCATTCCTGCATCATCAACATTTTTGTATTCTGGTAATACAGCAGTTGAAACAAGTTTCTTGAAACCAACTATTGTTTTACCAGACAGTGCAGGATTATGAGGACTGTACCATGCTTTGTCGGCCGTTTTGTAGTCCTCTTTATACTCTTTTTCTTGATTTTTTGTATTTTTACACATGATTATTTGTTTCCTTTTCTAATTGCTTTTACGGCATTTACTTCTTCAATTGAGTTTGTGTCGATCCCTTCAAATGTAGAGTGTTTTGTTTGAGTGCTAGCATTTATTACTAATGCACTTTCAAATAATGCATCCATATATTTAGAATATTTTGGGTCGTATAAAACATTAGCAAAATCGGACTTATAAAATTTCTTATTTACTATAACCTCACCTGTGGACACGCTAGACACAGTAAAATATTTCCATGCACCTGTGCCACTGATATTTATTACTTCTTTTTTAAGTACAACACCTTCTAAATCAGTCTTTTTTAGGTCGTCACAATGAGCCCTAAAGAGATCAAATACTTCCTCATGTTCAATTACCCCAACACCAAATATAATTTGAAATTCGCAAGTCCTAAATGGGCGAGCTACCCTATTTTTGATAGTTTTTGCTTTTACTTTAATTCCAATAACATTTTTATCTTTATCTTTAATTTGGCTTTGCCCAGTAGAAGAAATTTTAATTCTGACACTAGAAGCATATGGAATAGCCATTCCGCCTGGAGTAGTTGTATTATATCCAAAACCTACTTCTGGAGTATAAGTAAGTAAATCTTTATACTCATCTTTTACTGCATAATCC